TCAATCCATTCACGCTTCTTGTATTTATTGCTTTGTTTAAAATCTATGATAGACTCCCGGCCTTCATACACTCCAGCAACGTCAGAGGCGCCCGCATACAATCCAGGGTACCAAAGGGGCATTTCCAACCCCCATACCTCCTCTAAGGGCTCGAAATGGCCTCTATCGATGATGTTTTGAGCCATGGTGCCTGCCTCCACACCCAGTTTAGTAAGATCCATGTGGCCTTCACCTTTTATAAATCCTTCTAATATTCGGTGCATAATTGTACCCCGAGCGGCTGCATCATCACGAATTTGGTCTGCCTTTTTTTCGCCTTCTCTTTGCCTCCATGCTGCCAGTTTTGCTCTTGACTCTTCCGATTTAGTTGCACCCAGTATCGTTGTAACACTTGGTAATTTTTCGTTGTTGATGTCATAAACACGACCAGACTCAGAATCTACTCGTTTAATGGTTTGGTAATCAAATTTTGACTTTCCACTCCATATAACTTTAGTCTTGCCGATGCTATGAAACTCGCGTAAATCCTCATCATTCATCATTTTAGGTCTCCTTTGTTTACTACTTTACTTTTATATTACACGTTAATCTGTGCCAGTTGAATGTATCATCCGTTGGACTTTCACCCATGTGATAATCTCTAGAGTCAAATACAATTGCATT